AGCACTTATATATCCAGCAGTTCCCGTAAGAGCCGCTTCTCCCATTAAATCCCATCGTTCATAGAATTTTTTAGCCATCAAACAACAACCTCAATAACCATTCCGTTTATTTGTAAATCAAATGGGACATCTTGAGAAATAGTAATTTTAGGATCTTGATTATATCCCAACAATCTAAACTCTTTTCGTCCATTAAACTTTGAACGAGCTAAAGAAAAGTCATCTGTTACTGATCGTATAATTAGATCTTTATTATTTACTGACACAGATAAGGTATCTACTAAATCCAATGTAACCATTACAATATGGCGTGGGTCACTAGTCATTACACCTGTTGCAATATTGGCATCTATAGGTAGTGTAATCAGTTCAATATCAAACTGATAACCAATAAACGCAGAAGATATTGATTTTACTGCTGATACATCTACTTCCCCACTGGCAACAGTAAACTCACCTAAAAAGTCTGTGCCACTTACAACCTTTACTTTTGCGCCGTTAGCAAACTCACCAGATACAGTAAACACACCACTAGATCCTGAATACTCTTTTGAGTAATCCATAGGAATGTCTTCTAATACTTCTTCTAAATAATAGGCATTAGAACCTGAACCATTATCTCTTTGTACTGCTGTAAATAAACGCTGACCAACTGAACACAAACTATGAAAATTACCTGATGTTGACCATTGCGCCCAACCAGCTTTGCGCTCTGATCTTAAAGAGTAAAATGTACTTAGCGTTCCATCTGGATTAACAAAGTAAATATAGCTTTCTGGTCTACTAAACCCGCCCTGCAAAACTGTTGCTTGAGTAGGATTCTTAACAAGATGTGGTGCTGTTACTGCAATGTTACTGGTGTTATAGGCAAGTTCCGCATCATTGTATAGATAAGAACCTACCATCTTTCCATTTGCTTGTAGGTATATTGTAGTACCGTCAAATGGCTGTGGCTTTAAGTCTGCCGCACCAAACGCTGTTTGTCGTTTAACTTGTGCATTTGTAGGAGTAATAGGTCTTTCTGTTAGTGCAGGTACATATGATTCTGATGAAGTACCAAATACCTGTAAATCCCTATTAGATACTAAATGTTTAACCTGGCTAAATGCCCCAAAGCCACCATTGATCTCAATACTTTCATTATCTAATGCAGAGCCAATATCAAAGTTAAAATACCTTGCTGACTGTGAACCCCAAATAAAATCAGGTTGTGATGGTGTTCCACCAAACCATAATCTATTTTCATGGAAAGTAACTGCTTGAGGAAAGCCCCTTACAGTAGAATAGCTTTGTTCTTGGAACTCACTTGTAGCACCTGTGCTAGATATTCTTGGAGAACCACCACCTATCGCACTAGATGTTGCCGAAGCCCCTGCTGTAATTTCATAAGAGTTATCATCAAGTATTTCAGCAATCGTCCTACTACCATTAATATTATTCGCAGCAATTCCACCAACAGTATCAGCACGATCAACAGTAACAGAGGTACTTGCTGATAGGCCATGAGCAGGATGCGTAACAACCACTCGGTCACTGCCGTTGACTGTTCGTAAAGCATCAATCGAAAGTTGCTTTCGTATAGTGCCATATATTGTTGCCGTAACAACTGTCGCACTTGTAAAACCTGTAATTTCGCAATGAGCATCATGTATTTTAATATACGATCCAACATGGTCACTTGTAAAATACGATGCACTTGTGGTTAGTGTTTTGCCTGTTCCACTTGTTGCCGAGGGTGTTATCGTAATACCCGTGCCATGAAAATCATAGTATGGTTGAGCAACCTTTGTATTACCTGCAAAAGCGTCAAATGCAAATGTTTCTACCTGAAATGTAGTTAAACTAGTCCTAACAATGTTTCGAGTTGCAAACTCTGAGTGACACACAAACATAAAGTCTGCATTTGTTGCGTATGTAAACTGCTCTAATCGTGCAGTTGTCCACGGCAATGCGGCAGAATCTACATCTTGAGTAATTACTTGAATACTAGAAACAACACCAGTTGTGGGGTGTATTTGAAATATTTCTAACCGAGCATTGCTAAATGCAAAAATATATCGTTCATCATCAGAAAAAACAAAAGGCTCTAGTCTTAACTCTAACCTGCCAGTAGATACTGATGGACTACTAAACGCGGCAATACGACTTGTGCCAGGTCGTTTCTTCAAACCACCCTCACCAAGAATCATAAGATTTTTAATTGTATTAGCCCCTGCCTTGTATACCTCTGTATCAACACGAGAAGTAAAAGAAGGGCTTAGTTCACCAAATTCGAAGCTGTTGATAGGAATCTTTATCCTTTGCATTAGCTTCTCCTTTCAGCCGCGAACCTCGATGTTGCAAGTTTACGAGATGTCTGTTGTTGACTATCCAGTGATCTTGCCTTTCTCATGGCAATATCATACTTGTTTTCCATGAGTTGAATTAAATTTGGATCTCTTGCAATGCTACCAGCAAATACAGCCGCCATTGCATACTCAACAGCAATAGTAAAATATGAAGGCCAACCAATTTCTAATGCTCGAAATGTGTAATCTGCAATTACTACTTCATTACTGCTAGCATTAGAAAACACCTTGTCTCCGTATACCTGATACTCAAAAACAATATCATTTACTGTTAATGCATGAAGCATAAGCAAATCACTAGGTAATTGATGCGCTCTATCAAATCGACCTGTAGGTTCTTCTGTTAGTTCACTTACCTGTTTTTGTTCTGTTGCAAATCTCCAACGAGAAGAACAAAGGTTTGTACGAGCAATATCCTCATACATATTCACAGCTACCAATGATTCTGTTGTTCCATCATCAAATGATGTAATAGGCTCTGCTCCTATAAGGATCAAAGCCCTCGCACAAATATCAATAGCTGAGTTTGAAGCTGTAGATGTCATAAGGTCAAAGGGGGGATTTCTCCCCCCTCATCCTAATCAATCACTGTCTGTTGCAGTAATAGTAAGGCCATCAGTTACGTCAATAGCTGTAGCGCTTACTGCATTTGCATAGATCAATGATAATGCTGGTGTACCCCCAGTAGAAGTTACCGCAATAATCAGATTATTAAGACCAACCATACCTACTGCATCATTAAAATATCCAGCAGTATTTACCGCGGCAATTGCATCGGTAGTTGTATAATGCCAGAGATTGAAATCTGATGTTGAGGCTAAGTTTGAAAGTCCTGCACTTGCGTATGCCATTCCTACCTCCTAAGAATTATTGTCAAGAAGTTCATAGACACCATTGTCATCAATAACAACAGCACCCATAGACATATGAGCAGTTACCAAATGTGCTACTTTCTGAGGAACATAGTTCACTTCAGTAGACACATCTGAACCAACAGCAAGACCAACAGATGCTGTATGATAAGCAAAAGACTTACCAGCAGACACAGCTGATGTTGAAAAGATCTTGAATCCAAGAAACTCTTTCATTGTCATGCCACCAGCAAACGGAAGATTTTGCTCACCTACAAAGTCACTTGATGCAAACTCGGTAATATTAAACAAGTCTGAGTAACCTTTAGAGTTCATTGCAATATATCGTCCACCGTCTTCTGGAATGTCAGCACCGCCAAAAGTCTCAAATGTTGCCAGCAGATCTGCTTTTTCAACAGCAGAGCCAGTGTCGTGAATTTGAGTGCTATTAGCACCTGCATCCATAGCAGTCACAAGCAACTCGTCAGTCTTACGACCAAGAGCATATGCCGCCGATTGTGCAACAGCTTGACGCTCATCAATGTTTGTTTTGAGTTCGTCAAGTTTGTCGATGTATTCGGGAGCAAAATGATCCGTCAGAGTTGCAGTTACATTTGTATGTACAAGCTCCATGCTTGTTACATCACCGTTCCGAGATTTGGTATTGGCAACGCCTTTACCAATTTTCTGGAAACGTGCAGTTGAACCAGTGACATTGGTTGCTTGACGTACAGTGTTACGAAGTTTAGACCCCATACGCTGATAAGCAAGATGCACTTCAGTTTCAAACTGCGTAATAAAGGCTTGATCAATAGTATTAGCCATTTTTACACTTCCTTAAAACAAGTTACAATTACAGTTCAGGATTGGTTGTCCGTCATCGCTTCATCTAGTTATCCCAAAGGGGCTATCAGCTACATACGGGCCTATCACTGTTGATATTGCATAAATAACTAATTACTTGCAACACTATTTAAATAATTTCTGAAAACCCTCATCAACTTCTTTAATAAAGCCTGGATCTCTTTGAGTGGGATTCCAATATCGTGGATCCTTCATCATAGTATTTAAATCTTCTTTACTAAGTCTAGTTGGAGTTATTGCTTCACCTGTAATCGGTGTTTCATTAAGAGCATTCATAACTGTCTCCAGCAAAATAACACCATCACCTGTTTGCCCAATTCGCATGATTTCAGGTGATAAACTTTCTGGGAAAAACTTCTGCGCCCACAGTCCTACTGCTTCAATGCGTGCATTAGCATTTTCTCCAAGCTTTTTTACTTCTTCTTCTTGATCTGGTGTTGGCACCATTTCAATAATTGCTTTGAGATTGTCGTTAAATTCTTCCTGATTGAATCCATTTTTAAACGCAAAATCTCCATACTTTTCAAGAAATTCATAATTTAAATCATCTCCATCTTCAGTATATTCTTCAGGAATTGTATATGCCCCAGCATTTTCAGGAACACCTTCATTAGCTGATGCTTCTAATTCTTCAATCAAAGTGTTTCGTATTTCTTCATCACTTTTACCCAACTTGCTTTCAAGTGATGAATAAGAGTTTACTAAATCTTCTGGACTATTAAATTTCTCAGGCAACCACTCAGGGCGTTCTGTTGTTTCTAATGTTGCTTCAGGTGCTTCTGCTTGTGCTTCCACATTATCTGTTGCTTCACTCATCTGCTTTTACCTTTTCTGCATGTTTAATACGCCTCTCAATGAGGCCAACTAAATAACGCTGACCTTCAAGATGTCGAAGTTCAGCATCACTAATGTTCGGCCCACTTACTGATTCAATAGTAATTGAACGTAAATAAGACAGAACTTCTTTACCAAGATCATCTGTAAACAGTGCTTGGATATTGTGAGATATTTTATTATCTACCGCTTTAGAACGGGGAAACCCATCAAGAGATATATTTGTCATTTATTGTTGCGGTGGCAAAGCCGCTTGTTGCTGTTGCATCATAGCAGCCATTTGCTGCATTTGCTCACGCTCTGCCTCATCCCTCACCAATGTGTCTGGAACTCCAAACTTCTTAGCAAGGTATATTGCCGCCTCCTCTGAACTTACTAGCATGTTGACCATTTCGGGCCCGAATCTTACAGCAACCATTTCAAGGAACCGATCTACTGTTCCAATATCCTGGTTGGCTTGTGCTTGTGCAAGTGGTGATACACTGCGTACCTTAACCTCTCTACCATTTACATTTGGTAGATCAATACGTCCCTGCTTTTTCAAGATAAATACTACACGTTGCAAGATAGGTTGAACCATCTCTGCCATCAAACGACCAAATGCAGATCCAATTCTACGAGATAAATCAGCCATTCTTTCGGCAACTTCTGTAGCTGTAGCTGGCGTTTTATTCGGATCACCCAGCATATCATTGTACAAAGCACGTTTAATATTCAAACGCATATCATTTAATACAAGGTTAGCTACATCAAAACTACCTGCTGGTTGTATTGGTTGCAATCCACCTGTGCCTGGTGCTTTTGGTATGACAGTTCCTGGAACCAAATTGATAGTATCAACATTGATAACACCGTCATCATCCATCTGATAGATACCAGATATAGCCATTTGAGCATTTTCTAAAATCAACTCAACAGTAAGATTGGTTGTTTTAATAGCACTCAAAGCATTAACCAGTGGGCCGCGCCCATAAGTTTCACCAGCCGCCTTTGCCCAACGGAAAGGAATGAATGGATTAGAACCAACACCATTAAACTCAGAAGTAAAAATCATCTCCTGAGATTGTTGCTCAATCACATAATAACCAAAATGTTCTTCATTTGGCTTATCATATAGACGACAAACAACTTCAAGAAGTTTACATTTGCCTTCTGGGTCTTGTTGCATCTTCTTAGCAAGGTTTGTAGATATTGTAGCCTTTTTGTAAACATGCGGAATATCTGAGTAACGCATCTCACGCTCACGATATACATGGTCAATCGTATCGTCTGGCCCCGATTCCAAAACAATCTGAGGCATAGGTACGGCATTAAACTTAACAGGATGAATAGCATCGCCTTCAGTAACCATCAGACAGGCAGTGCCTACAGCAAGATCCAAAAAACATTCGTGTATTTCTTGACCAAAGTTTGAGTTTTGCAATACCTCAAAGATATACTCAGTTACTTCATCCAGCTTATTATTAATTTCATCTTCTTCTTCAGCAGGTACTTCACTGCCTGAAACAAGATCTGCCCACCTAGCAAAGTTTGGAACAAGCCCAGATTGCAATCGGGATGCAAACTCCTGAGTACCAACTACAGCAGTTTCGTCAAAGATGCGCTCATCACGCCGCTGACCAGGCGCTTCAAAATAATACCCGCGTCTTTGTGGTAATGCATAGTCATAGCACTCTTGGAATAAATCCTCAAAAACTGCACGTTCAGCTTTTGCTTTTTTATACTTTTGAAGAAACTTTTTTGTTTGTTCTTTATGCATTGAAATACTGGTCAAAGAATCCAAGACCACCCTTTTGTCCAGTTACCAAAGATTTACGGCCTCTGCGTCTTTTAATACGCTCTACGTCTTTTTCCAATGTATCTTCTTTTACTTCTTTTTTTACTTCTTGAGTTTTTTCTTCTTGTTGCTTTTGTTGAGCTTCTGCAGTTTCCCTAGCTTTAGCAGATTGTGCTTGAAGCTGTGCTAATGCAGTACGCTGTTGCTCTAATGCTAAACCTTCTCGTTCAAGCATACGCTGTTGCGCTTGTGCAGATTGCCTTGCGGCTTTTTGTTGTTCACGAACAGACGCGTAAGTAGCTCCCATATAAAGCAAGCTAGGTGCGGCCTTAACTAAACCACCAAGAAAGTCTCCAAAATCGAAATCAAATTTCATTTTATAAATCCTTGAGATTAATTAAGCAAAGTACCTATCAAAGAATCCTCTACCTCTCCTTGCTGAAGTAGAAGTACCTCTGCGTCCTCGTGTTCCACGACTTGTCATTCTAACAGCCATGCTACTTGCTTTATCAACAGCCGCTTGTCTACGTCTATTTTCTTGAACACCTGGAACATCAGCTGGATCTCTTACGCCAAATTCTTCTTCTCGTTTATCTTCTTCTTGTTTCTGTTTTACTTTTTGTTCTTCTGCTTCTATTTGTTCTTGTATTCGCCTTTGTTCTTCTGCAATCCGTTGTTTCTCTGCTTCTTGTTGCGCTCTAATTGCATCTTCTTGCGCTTTTACTTGGGCATTATAACCTGCAGTATATGTATTCAAATCATTCATAGCTTCCGAAAGCATACTTGGTGTAAAAAACCTGCGAAGCCTTCGATCTCTTTGAGCGCGCGCAAGCATACGATTAATACTATCTGCTTTTCGTCTACGTTCTTGGATACCTTGAATTGTATATTCAGCCATGTTGCACCTACATCATTCGTGACCAGTTATTACTTTTACTCTTTTTTTGTTTTCTTGTGAAGACATCAAAGTCTCTACGCAATGTTACTGGTTTAGCCATTGCTTTGTGACCTAGTACATGCCTACCTTCTCCACCACCTAACATGAGATATTGCAAAGCATCATGTATGTGTGAAAATCTATTTTTATCTGGTTTATCATCATAGCGTTCACCTGATACCTGTATACGACGATATCCATATCCACCTTCAAACCCTTTGATAAGTTCTTTGCATCTAAAGTCTACAAGTATGCCTGATTGTCCTTCAACCATTCTATTCAATGTACCAGCTACTGCTTCAATCCTAAGTGCAACATCATTTGATTGTGCTGGTCTTGCCGTAAGCCCTGCACCACGCAATACTTGGAATGGCGTGCTTTCATCTGTTTGTGCGCGGAAATCACCTGCTGGATCACCAATAATATTTACTTCACACATTGAATATCGAGTTGCTATTTCCTGTCTCAACAATTCTGCAAATCTAACAATACCCATATCGAATGCCACAATTTCTTGCAGTATTAACCAGCGACCCCTAACACACTGACCAAAGACTGCGGCTGGTGTCAGTCCAAAGTCAATACCAATGTACACTGGCAACCCTGCGGCTACTGGTATTTCTTCTTTAGAGATATGAGTATCACTCACCCACATTGGATATACTGGTTTGCCTTCATTAATAGTTCCAAGGCGATTCATCACATATACGTCTATCCAACTTTTCGTCTTCCCCTGTACCAGATTCGAGTAATAAGTCCCTAATAGGTTTTTTTGATTTTCTGCACTCTTGTTTACTTGGTATTCTGCAATTGATCCATCCTCGTCCTTTACTTCTTCCATTCCGCTTGGTTGTGTGAAGAACCGCCAGTTGTCGGGAGCCACCAGCATTTTTGCTTCGTCTGATGTTATGTGATCTGGTATTGGTACTTCTCCCGACATAATAGGCCACCAATGATCCTCCTCTGGTGCGTTAGTATCTGCAATCACACCTGTCCATGACGGGCCACCCTCTCTCATAGATGGATAACGACCTACCCTCATGGTGCATGCATCAATAATAGACTTTGGTATTTCTCGTGCCTCATTCACCCACACACCTGTAAGTTCCAAGGACAATAATTTTTTGACATCTTCAGGCCTATCAAGAGCCAGGAATATTACTTCCAGATCAAGATCACCTTGTTTAATATGATGAGTATATGGAACAGACCACTGGAATCTGCCCCATGTATCTTCAGGAAACCAATCTAACCAAGTCTTAATTGTAGTAGTTCTTAGCTGTGGGTTTGTATTTCTAATAATAGCCCAGCGAGACTTTCGTATTCCTTCTTCATTTTTTTCCTGTGATAACGCTCTGCGAAATACTTCAACACAACATCCAACAGATTTACCAGAACCAACGGGGCCACGAATGCCCCGAAAGAAAGTGCTATCCTTCATAAAGGATTTTAATACTTCACCATCTGGCTTGTACTTAAAGGTCGTCAATTTTCATATCCTTGCCAACTTTCATGAGCCTTTCAACCACTTCTGGTGCAATAATGGATATGAGTTTGTCTGCCTCATAGTCAGTACAAAACTGTTCAGGATGATGTTTGAGATGCACCTTCTTTACAATCGTTCTAAGAACGCGCCTCTCTTGATTTGTTATCGTGTGTAGAAACATTACGTCTTTCTATAGCGCGCTGTCTTTCGCGCGACTTTGCGCGGTTGTTTAGAAAATTGTTTACCTTTTCTAATCGCTCTGCGTTTAGCAGAAGTAGTGGCGGCGTATTCACTGGACGATAGAGCTTTAATCGCTTTTTCAGGGAGATAACGTTCACCTGTAGCCTTTGCCCCTTGAGTAGAAGGCTTGCCACTTTTTGTTCTCCATTTCTGCTTGCCCCATGAAAGTAGGCTTCTCTGTGATTTTTTGAGTGCCATAATCTACTTCTTCTCAACTGGTATAACCACCACCACGTTTCTTATACTCACGAGCAAGCATCTGGGCTTTTCTTGCTGACCATTGCCCAGGAGCGCCACCTTTTCCACTAGCCTTAATACGATTAAATATACGCTTCCGCATTGCTGGCTTTGTATAGTTACCCGCTTCATTAACTGCCATTATGCTTTAGCCTTATTTTTGAGCATATTAACAAGTGCTTTTCTTTTTACTGACTTCGGAAGATCTTTCAAATCAAATAGTGGTTTACTAGCTGACGTATGCTTTGCACCTGAATGCAAGCTACCATCATCCATTTTATGGCTTTTGCCTTTGAATAAAGATCCATCCTTAAAAAAATGTGGGCTACCCTTTGCCATTAATACATTCCCTTACCAGCAGGTTTCATAGATCGTTTTGTCTTTTTAGACTTCACTGGCTTTTTCTTTTTACCTTTTTGAAATAGTGATTTCCCATACATAACACTCTCCTACCACTTCTCTTTGTTTGCCCAATAAGCCGCAGACAATCTGCCTCTAGCTATGTTTCTACGATGACGCGCCTTAAAACTAGCACGTTTCTTTTTGATTGCCTCACTTTCGCCTTCTTTTGGTTTGCCAGCAGTCTTGGCTCCCTGCTCACCAAAGCGAATAGTTTTTATAGTATCACCTACTTTTGCAACCACAACATGAGATTTGGTTGGATGATTAGGAGTACGCTTTGCCTGGTTGTAGCGTCTAAGTCCTAATCTAACAAGGCGAGGATCAGTTGACATCTACTTCTTCCGCTAGCTGGGTAGTATATGAATTACCACGCCATTTAAATGTATCCAGACCATCAGCGCGATTCTTTGCAAATGCTTCACCAAATGCCATGTCATCATTATTATCACTGTAAAGACGCTTGCCTATTGCTTCCTTCATTTGGGTCATACGATCATCACTTAGAATGCTAACAGGTAAGGATGAATTAAATGTAGGCATACCAATATTTATATCTGGTATACTTCCTACTAACCTGTCGATTGCTGGCAATTGAATATCAATA